CACTGCCAAAGTGCATCTCCCGAGAGCTGGTAAGGCTCTCACACTCCCATGATCAGACTAATATCTGGTCATAAGAGTGGTGGATGACTTCGTCATCTCCCACTCAGGGCCTAAGAAAGGCAGGTGTTGTCCCCCCTCGCGGGGGGCCTACCCCTCCTATTACGGCCCACCGCTCGCCATATTAAAATGGTGAGCGACTCCCGAGCTTGATGCTGACGTGCTCGGGGCGTCCAGCACGCTCCAAGTGGTCGGTATTCACGCTTGGCAGAACCACACCCTCGAAAGGGGGTGGCTCATCGCGAATAGCAAATTCCCGGGTTACCGGGAATTGCAAGACGCACTTGAGCAGGGCTCCGACTCCATCCAGACGATCGGATGGGGATACGGAACTCAGATAATAGCCCTTAGTTAGAGGGCTCTGAGTCTGACGGTCCATTCTGCTATATTCATAGCCAAGAACGGACTGCCGCCCTAACAGCACCGAGGTTGGAGCCACGTTCGGGAAGTGTTTTAACAACTTCCTGAGGTGGACATCCAAAAACCGAGCCGTCTGCCACAACCCTGCCCAGTAGGCAAGGTTACGCAGTTCGACCGCGGCATTCACGGTGCTCGCGTCCTGCCGTCGTGTCGGAAGTACCTGACGGACTTTGACGATACTAACGTCAAAGCCATCATAGTACTCCCGTCCGCAAGACTCCCGGAACCTTCCGGTCCAGTAAGACTTGCCGGCGTTAACCCGAAACCCAAAAGTTTCGAGTGCGTCGACGACGGACAGCACATGTTCTCTGGGGACAATTAGGTCGTCCCCAAAGACACGCACCCGCCGAGAGAACTCTTTAATCAGAGAATCTCGGCAAAGTGGAGCATTGAGCTCTCTGTTAATGGCAACGAAGATGATCGTCAAAAACACGATCGCCTCGAAGTCAAAACAGAGAGCCGAACCCATGGGCGCGAACTTGGCCAAACGGATTACTCCGTGGCCAGGTACGTCAGCCTTCCTAGACCGTGACGCTTGAACGGCCGCATGCAAATGCGACCAATCTTGCGTCATGGCTTGGATAAGCTGATTCGAGACACGATCGGAAGCTTCGCTCATATCGAGCGTTGCCAGGTCTCCGCTGAGAGACCCTTCACGGGCCAAGTCCTGATTAGGGACTTGGTCCTCCACTCCGATCACCCTTGAGAGGAAACTATCCTCTTTCAGGGCGCTCCGATAACTACGTTGGAGAGCCTGCTGTGCATATTGCATGCACGTAGGTTCCATCGCAATTATCCGAGGTGTCTTGAGCGTTTTAGGCACTGAGGTCACCCTGACGGGGATCTCACTGCCGGGTTCGAGGATGTCAAGCTCCTCGTCCTCCCTTGCATATCGCAAGTTAGGATAGAGAAACTCTTCAGCTGGAAGAACCTGCTGAAGACGAGCGGTCCAGGTACGCTGATCGTATTTCCCATTGGAGGATATGCGGTCAGCGACAGCGCCTGGGCCGTGCCTCGGTATGGTACGACCCCAGTAGATATCTCTATCTACTTTGGAGAAGACCTCACCGAAGAGCAATGACGACATTTGGACGAATTCGGCCATATAGGCCGGATCCAGCCGGGCGTCGGCATCCTTGACATCCTGCTCACACTGGACAAATTCCTGCATCGCTCGCCTCTCGCGACGCCCGTTAACCACACGAGCGTTCCGACTACCCTTGCGGGTGTCGGACGGGAGGGCGATCTTGCTAAACATCAGCGTAAGCTGACGAATAGCAAAGATTGCATCGATGCAGGGTTCATCCAGCAACACGCCACTACCAGAGTGGAACACACGCTCGTAGAAACCCCCCAGAAATGCGGGGAGCCTACCTGATGATCCCGCCTTGCAAAAGGCAGGAGCGTCAGCTGGAGCGACGAAACCTTGGTCGAGCCATCTTTGGGATGACTTACCAAGGTCAGCCAGGGTTATCGCCAAAAACGATAACCCCTCGTGTTCAACTCGACTCGCGACCGTTATCTTGTCGCGAGTGGCGCTAGTGCAGCATCGCACGGCAAGTTCGTCAGCCGTGCATGACCAGAGTGACATTAGGCTTTTCACTGTTCCCTCCTTTTCGGGGGGTGTACAGATCCTTAGCCCGATGCCGTCAAAGGCAGCTGCCTCGACTAACCTCCAATGGAGGTAAGTGGTCGGCATCACTGCCCCTACGGTGCAGGAAGACCTTTACCGATTCAGCCTCTGCAGCGACCTTACGGTCGCTAACAGACGTTGAAAGAGTATGTGTTCTTCCTCACTTGGACGAGTGCCCAAGAGCACGGTTATACGAAGGCTAGCCCGACCGGTATCATCCGGTTGGACAGGCCTATAGGTAACCGTGACACTCGTATGTTTCGCTCCTTGCCCTAGGGACATATAGATGTCCCTGTGAGCAAGGCCTCGCCAGCGAGGTAGAAGGCATCAACCAGTACCACGATAAGAACCACGGCCTTTCGGTCGAGGTTCGTACGCGGTATATGGTCGGTGCTCCGTCGACCCAGGCTGTGTGCCTGGTGCCGACGCGGGGAAGGCTCTCGCCTTTCCTCGCCTACCACGCGACGCGATGAATCTCCAGACATCCCAGAGGAAGAGAGCGATCAGCTCTCCCCTCCGAGAAGCTTGGAGATCAGAGCGTCCGAAGCGGCGGTCATCTGGCCCTTAAGGCCAGCGTAGACAGCCAACGCCTCGGCGGCCGTATATCCCACCTCCGGGAGGTCGAACACTACGTAGCAGGACATGCTACGTTCGACGTTCTCGTCAGGTCGGAACGGATCCGAGGTGATCTTCGTGACGTTGAGTCGCAGGACCCGGCGGGTACGCTTCCCATAGTTATGGGAGGCCTCCAGCTGGATCAAACCGTCACCGCTCGTGTACTCCGACTGATTCTCGCCCACGCTGACGCGCGGGAGGGAAGTCGTAGTCCCCGAAATGGTGACTGACTGCGGATCTGCGAACGACATGGGCATCACTCCTAGGAGACCGAAATCTCCCTATGGCGTTTGGAACACTACAGTACTTCACTTGCTACCGCCCCGGGATATACCCAGGGCTGCAAGTATGGAGAGCTGGATGGGGTTTAACCCACCCCAGGTGACTCCGAACCCAAAGGGGTTTGCGCGACGACGAAGCTTTGTTTCAGAACAAAGCCTCATCCTCAACGGAAGGCCGCCACTTTTAAGTGGGGACTTTCCGACATACGTGTACTCATCGATGGAAACAGTATGCTCCATCATGTACCCGTATCGCAAACACAGGCCGTAGGTGGCCCAATCCGTGAGATTCGACAAGACATCTCCGGCATTGGTAAACCAGTCTACGGCCCAGCTCCATGGCGATAGGTTCCATACTGTTGATGGATCCAGTGATAGGCCAAGAAGTTTCTTGGCCTCCTGTGCAGCACGAAACATACTATCTAGGGCATTACCCCTAGACGGCATGTAATACGTGAACGCACCGGAAAACCACCGGAGACGCGCCGTTTTACGGACGCGTACCAATTTGCCACGGACCAGAGGTTGGATGTACAACGAACCGTGATCATTCGGGATATAACAATCCCAAGGATCATTGAGCGTTGACACCGTCTCTGAGATTTCAGGTGGGAACTCGAACCGCCTGTGGACCAGGCGGCCACTGTCACGTTGAAACTGCCGTAAGGTAGAATCAGCGTTCCAGATGGCTGCGGCTGTCTTGCCAATATCATTGGCAATCGGCCTCCATCCAAACTGGTAGGACAAGTACTCATCAGCGGCAACCTTCTTAGCCGCTGCGGTCTTGGACTTCCAGATGGATGATCCCAATACTCTTGGGATACCTTCCCGAAGGGTTTCCCCAAGGAAGGTTGACAGGTCCACACAGCTATTGGTTGGTTTGCAGTTCGCAATGGCCTTAGCCCCGAATGCATCGAGAACAGAATTACTGCTCGCGAAGTACGAGGGGAAGCCATAGGAACTGGGTGAAGCCGGGAGGATTGGACCATGACGAGTAACATCCGTCACGATTCGACCCGCACCGTCAAACACCTTCCCAATGCTGGTGTTTGGACGAAGGTCTTTTACGCCTTCGGTCCAACGCCGTTGCATTAGGAACTCACCACCATAATCCCCGCTGAAGCGACCATACTTATGGTCGCGCCATTGGGGGTGGTTCTCCGACACAGTTACCTGTGTCTCCGGTAGGGCCCAATCTACGTTAACCGAACCACTTCCGGTCGATGTGACCGTGTGGAACGGATCGTAGAAATGGTTGATGACTCGACGAGTGGCAATCCCAGACCGAGGTCTGGGGGTACCTCTTCGTTTAGTCGTCGTGCCCACAGGACACCAACTCCTTTAGGTCACCGTGTGTTAATTCACACGGATCCTTCGCACAGAAAGCGAAGGGATGTACTGCACTGCGCCCTGGGCCCCTTCGGG